ATGTACATTACCGATACGCAATTGGCCGCCGCCGACGGCAGCAGCCTGGTCGGATTTTCGCAGCCGAGCCCGGGCGTGCTCCGCACCGCCCAGGACAAGCTGCGCGAATTCATCTCGATCAAGGATTATGGCGCGGTCGGCGACGATGCGACCGACGATTCCGCCGCCATCCAGGCCGCGGTCGACGCGGCCCTCGCGGCGGGCAAGGGCCTCTATGCGCCGGCCGGCGTCTATCGCTGCGGAAGCATGATCTCGATCGTCAACGACGACTGGATCGATGCCGTCGCCACTTTGGGCCTGTTCGCGCCGGGCCTCTGGATTCGCGGCGACGGCTCGGGCTCGACCATCTTCAAGAGCGACGTCGACGCGGAGGGCGAGGACTTCCTGTTCAAGATCGAAAGCAGCAACGACCATAGCAGCTTCAAGGCGCTGCTCGGCGTGGTGATGGAGGGGCTGACCATCGCCAAGGGCGACTCGGCTGGCACGGGGGGCATCAACTTCCGATCCTGCTATAACATCCATCTCCGCCAGGTGAACGTCCACGGCTTCGACACGGACGGCATCAACATCGAGTGCGACAATGGCGATGTCGACGGATCGGGCTGGATCAAGCTGGAGCAGGTCCAGGTCCTGAACTGCGGCGGCTGGGGCGTGGATTGCAAGCCCGGGTCCGGCCATAATGAAATCAGTTATCTCAATCTCGACAATGTCTGGATCCAGGCCTGCGGGACCGCGGCCGCGATCTCGGCGGCGCCGACCAGCGGCGGCATGCGCTGGAAGGGGCAGGTGCTGTCGATCGCGGACAGCGCCTTCACGATCTGCGAAAATGTCGCCCTCTACCTTCCCGCGGAGAGCGGCAATCCGTCGAACGCGACCCTCATCAACACCACTTTCGAGAATAACAGGAAGCGCAGCCTGCTGGTCAATTCCTGCTTCAATTTCGTGGGCCGCAACCTCCAGATGTACAATAACGGCTCCAACGTCGCCGAGGTCGGCATGGAGTTCTACGGGCCGGCCGGGGTCATCCAGTGCGTCGACATCGACGGCGTCTTCGTGCGCGCGACGTCCGAGAACAATCCCTATACCGCGTTCAAGGTCACCAAGGCCTTTTCCGCCGAGGCCAATCGCGTCCGGATCCGCAACGTCGTCTGGCACAATTTCGGCTATTCGGGGCAGGTCCGCTTCGCCGGCGACGGCATCGAATATGACGGCATTCCCTCCGAAGCGGCGCTCTCCTTCTCGGGCAGCACGGTCACGCTCGCGCCGACCGTTCGCGGCAATCGCATCCCCTATCGCCTGGCCTATCATGCCGGCGCCGGCGGCGGCGCGGTCGACAGCGGCGAATGGGTGACGCTCCGCGTCCGCGATTCCGGCATCGCGGTGAGCGCCTCGGGGCTGAGCAACGGCCTCTACAACGTCTATCTCTACGACAATGCCAATGTTCCGGCGCTGCTGCTTTCGACCGACGCGACCGCGAGCGACCAGAGCGGTTATCGGGTGCGCAGCGGCCATGCCGGCTATGCCTATGTCGGGCGGGCGGCGGTCGTCGGCGGCGCGCTCGCCACCGGAGCGGCGGCCAACTTCTGCAATCCGCTGTCGCATCCGAGCCTCGGCTATTTGTGGGCCGACAGCGGCGGCAAGGTGCGGGTCAATGCGAGCGAGCCGACCTCCGACAGCAACGGGACCATCGTCGGCACGCAGAGCTGACCCGGCCTTCCTCCCCTCCTCCCTGTGCGCAGGGAGGAGGGACAAGGGCGCGAGCTGCCATCCGACCGGAAATCGCTCCAGCGCGCGCGACGGGAATGTCTTTCGACCAGATGGAGGAAAGCCCCATGCACGAACGAGCGCCGGCCGCAGCCGGGCGAACGGCGAAATTCGCGGGCAAGCCCGTCACCGCCGCGCGGGACGCGATCGCTCTGGCCTTCGAGGAGGTCGGCGGGGTCTCCGCTCTGGCTGCCTGGGTGGAGGCGAGCGAGGACAATCGCAAGATCTTCTACGCCACCATCTACGCCAAGATCATCCCGCTCCAGCCCGGCGGCGATGCCGAGGACCCGGTGATCCATGAAATCAGGCGCACGTTTATCCGTCCATGAGATCGCCACCGCTCCGGTGTTCGAGCCCCTGGTGGCGCCGGCGCGCTACAAGGGCGCGTGGGGCGGGCGGGGATCGGGCAAATCCCATTTCTTCGCGGAGAAATTGATCGAGGACAGCTGGCGCGAGCCGGGCCTGCTCAGCGTCTGCATCCGCGAGGTGCAGAAATCGCTGAAGGACAGCGCCAAACGGCTGATCGAAAGCAAGCTCGCCGGGCTCGGGCTCGGCGAGAGCGCCGGGTTCAAAATCTATCGCGAGCTGATCCGCACTCCGGGCGACGGCATCATCATCTTCCAGGGCATGCAGGATCATACGGCCGAGAGCATCAAGTCGCTCGAAGGCTTCCGGCGCGCTTTTGTGGAAGAGGCGCAGAGTCTGTCCGCGCGCAGCCTGGCGCTGCTGCGGCCCACTATCCGCGCGGCGGGCTCCGAGCTCTGGTTCGCGTGGAACCCGCGGCGGCGGACCGACCCGGTCGACCTTATGCTGCGCGGCCCGGAAATCCCGACGGGCGCGGCCGTCGTGCGCGTCAATTGGTCGGACAACCCCCGGCTTACGGCCGAGCTCGAGCAGGAGCGGCAGGATTGCCTGAGGATGAGCCCCGATCAGTACGACCATATCTGGGAAGGCGGTTATGCGAAGGTGACCGAAGGCGCTTATTATGCCCGGCAGCTCAGCGAGGCGCGTGCCGGCGGGCGGATCGGCCGGGTCGCTCCGGACCCGCTGATGACCATCCGCGCGGTGTTCGACATCGGCGGGACCGGCGCCAAGGCGGATGCGGTCGCGATCTGGATCGTCCAATATGTCGGCCGCGAATTAAGGTGGCTCGACCATTATGAGGCGCAGGGCCAGCCGCTCGCCACCCATGTCGGCTGGCTGCGCGCCAAGGGCTATGGCAGCGCCCTGTGCGTGCTGCCGCATGACGGGGCGACGCACGACCGCGTGCACGACGCAAGCTATGAGAGCGCGCTGCGGCAGGCCGGCTTCGCGGTCGTCGTCGTCCGCAACCAGGGCAAGGGCGCGGCGACCCTGCGGATCGAGGCGGCGCGGCGGCTCTTCCCCAATATGTGGTTCAACGAAGCGACCTGCTCGGCGGGCCTGGATGCGCTCGGCGCCTATCACGAACGCAAGGACGAGGCGCGGGGGATCGGGCTCGGGCCCGCCCATGACTGGGCCTCGCATTCGGCCGACGCCTTCGGGCTCGGCGCGGCGGCCTATGAGGCGCCGAGCGAGAAGCGCAGGATCAGGGACCGGCCGGTGATCGAGGAAGGATGGATGGGATGAGCCGCAAGCCGAAACCCGCCGACGATGCCGGCAGCGATGAGCGCCTGATCGAGCGCGCGCGCAAGGATTATGAGCGCTGCCGCGACGCCTGGCAGCAGAACCAGGAAAGCGCGCGCGAGGATCTGCGCTTCGCCAGGCTCGGCGAGCAATGGCCGGCGGAGATGGAGCAGCAGCGCAAGCGGGAGAACCGGCCCTGCCTCACCTTCAACAAGATGCCGGCCTTCATCCGCCAGGTGGTCAACGACGCGCGGCAGAACAAGCCGAGGATCAAGGTCCATCCGCAGGACAGCGGCGCCGACAAGAGGGTCGCCGAGATTTTCGACGGGCTGATCCGCAATATCGAGACCGCGTCCGACGCCGACGTCGCCACCGATACCGCGATCGAGCATGCGGTGGGGCAGGGGTTCGGCTTCTGGCGCTACAATCTCGCTTATACGAGCGACGACGCCTTCGATAAGGACATCGTCGTCGAGCGGGTGGCGAATCCGTTTACCGTCTATGGCGACCCGCGTTCGACCGCGGCGGATTCCTCCGACTGGGACGTGGCGTTCATCGTCACCACCCTGCCGAAGGACGATTTCGAGCGCGAATATCCCGATGCGGAGAAGACCGACTGGGATCATGATTTCAGGGACTGCCCCGAATGGCTGGACGGCGACGAGGTCACCGTCGCCGAATATTGGACGCGGGAGAAGGTGAGGCGCGCGATCGTCGCGCTTTCCGACGGCACGATCGAGCGGGTGGAGGAGGTCGAGCGGCGGGCGGCGGAGCTTGCCGCCGCGGGCATCAAAGTGGTCGGGAGCCGGCGCGAGATCGAGAGCTGGAAGGTGACGCAGCACATCCTGTCCGGCGCCGAGCTGCTGAAGAGCGTCGATTGGGCCGGCAAATATATCCCGATCGTCCCGGTCTATGGCGACGAGGTGATCGACGAGCGCGGCAAGCGCTGGTTCCGCTCGCTGATCCGCGACGCCAGATCGGCGCAGCGCATGTTCAATTACTGGCGGACGACGACGACCGAGCTGATCGCATTGGCCCCGAAAGCGCCGTGGATCGGGGAGGAGGGCGCGTTCGACGCCGATCCCCATTGGGACACGGCCAACAGCACCAGCCATGCCAAGCTCGAATATGCGAAGGGCGCGCCGCCGCCGCAGCGCCAGCCTTTCTCCGGCGTCCCCGCCGGGGCGCTGCAGGAGGCGCTGAACGCCAATGACGACATGAAATCGATCATCGGCATGTACGATGCCTCGCTGGGCGCGCGGAGCAACGAGACTTCCGGGCGGGCGATCCTGGCCCGGCAGCGCGAGGGTGACGTTTCCACCTTCCACTTCATCGACAATCTCAGCCGCGCGATCCGCCATGGCGGCCGCATCCTGCTCGATCTCATCCCCAAAGTGTACAGCAGCGAGCGGATGGTCAGGATATTGGGCGAGGATCTGGCGCCGGCGGCGGTGAAGATCGCGCCGACCGGGCAGCCGGTCACCGAGCAGGCGGACGAGGCCGGGCGGATCGTCGGACGCATCTACGATCTCACCGCGGGGAAGTACGACCTCACCGTCTCCTCGGGCCCGTCCTTCACCACCAGGCGCGAGGAGGCGGCGATGCAGATGGAGAGCTTCATCCAGAAGGTGCCGCAGGCCGCACCGCTGATCGGCGATCTTTATGCGGAGGCGCTGGATTGGCCGCTGGCCGGCAAGATCGGCGAGCGGCTGAAGCTGCTGCTGCCGCCGCAGCTCCAGGGCGGGGGCGCCCAGCCGCAAATCCCGCCCGAGCTCCAGGGGCAGATCCAGCAGGGGATGCAGGTGATCCGGCAGCAGGGGCAGCAGCTCCAGCAGGCGCAGCAGCGCATCCAGGCGCTGGAGCAGGGCGCCGCGATCAAGGCGCGGGAGCTCGATCTCAGGGAGCAGGAGCTGCGGATCAAGGGGTATGAGGCGGAGACGGCGCGGATCGGGGCGGGGCGGGCACTTTCGTGAAGGTGCCGCAGGCCGGCGATGGCGCGCAGTAAAGGTGGCGCGGGCCCGCCGCAGGATCGTTTCGGTGCCGAAAAATTCGTGGGCGCTTTTACGCCGGCCGCCTGCTATGCCTGAAGCTTCAGGGGTCCGGCCAACGGGCCCCCTCGACAACGGAGAGCGGCATGTCTGGTGAATCCCTGGTGATCTTTCTCGTCGTCGGCATCGTGGCCGGCTTCCTGGCCGGCGTGCTCGTCAGGGGCTACGGCCTCGGCCTGGTCGGAAATCTGGTCGTCGGCGTCGTCGGGGCGTTTCTCGCCGGTTGGCTGCTGCCCAGGCTCGGCGTCGCCTTCTCCGTCGGCAGCCCGCTCGTCACCTCGATCGTCTATGCCACGATCGGCGCCGTCGTGCTGCTGGTGCTGATCGGCCTGGTGCGAAGGAGGGCCTGACAGCGGCGCACTCCCGCGGCGGTCGCGGCTGCACCGGGGCTGTCGGGTAGGCTGCACGCGATTTGCCGCGCGAACCGTGGAAGCGGTGGGGCGAAAACGCCTTGTCCGGAGCGCAAGCCGCCGGCAGCGGGTCGGACTTCGAGAGCGATGTGCGCGGGAGCGGGGAGACCGGGGATGACGGGCGCGAATATCTCGTGTCGGAGGCGCCGAAGCGGCTGCTGCCGCGGAACTTCGCCTCGGGCCTGGCATTGATCCGCCATGCTGCTCCTCGCCCTCTTCGCTGCCCAGGTTCCGGACGCAACATTGCCGCCGCCGGACATCGAGCTGAACGTCCACGCGACCATCCGGGAGGTCCGCATCCGGCAGCGGGGGGAGACCTCGCTCCAGGTTCACGCGTCGCCCGACGCCAATAGCAGGGTGACGTTCGCGAGCCCCGCCAATGTCCGCTCGGACGGCCGGAACCGGGTCGTGGACATTCATGCCGAGGCCCGGATCGCCGACCCCGCAACAAATTTGACCCCGCCTGAAACCGCCAACCCCGATCCACGTTAGGCTCCCCATAACAGGGAGACAGATATGCGCGCTTCGTTGACGGCCGCCGCCGCGGCCTTCGCTCTCGCCTCGCTCACCGCAACCCCGGCCCTGGCCCAACGCAACCAGCGCGACGCCGCGCCCGGGCCGGTCCAGAATTCCCCGCTGGCGATGCAGGCCATGCAGGGCAGCAGCCAGCCCGACGTCCTCCTCGACGTTCCCAATCTTTCGGTCGAGCAGCTCACCGTCGACGTGACCAACCTCCAGCTCCATCTCGCGCTCGACGCCCAGCTCGCCAATCTGCTTCACCTGACCGCCGGCGCCGACGCGCGGATCGACAATGTCCGGATCGACCTGCGCGGGGTGCGGGCGCAGGCGACGCTGATCGTCCGGCTCGAAAATGTCCGGGCGATCATCGAACGGACCTTGCAGACGCTCGACAACAATCCGGCGATCGTCACCCAATTGCTCTCCACCGTCGACAATACGGTGAACACCGTGGGCGGGGTCGCCAACAATACGGTGAGCACGGTCGGCGGCGTCGCCAACAATCTGCTGCGCAACGGCCAGGTGCTGAACCTCGCTGCCGCGGGCCTCACCGAAGTCTCGCACACCGCCAACGCCGCGGGTCAGACCGTGCGGCAGGTGACGGATCGCAGCGGCCAGGCGCTGGAAGTGATCACCGACACCGCCAACCGGATCGTCTCCTGGCGCAGGGTGCCGCGCGCGCCGACGGCGCCGCAGCCGCGGCAGCAATAAGGCCGCGACGGAAGGCGGGGTTAAGCGGGCCGAGGCGCCTTGACCGGCGGCCGATCGAGCCGGCCGGCCCAGGTCGATCAGGCGCTTTGCCGCGTCGCGATTTCGATCGCTTCGCCCTCGCATTCGTCTGCGAGCATGAGCAGCCCGGCCGCCGTCCCCGCGTCGGTGCCCGCGCGTTCCACCTTGCGGCAATGGGTCGCGCAATCGAGCAGACGGTCGATCTCGCGTTCAGCCGCCGATCCGGTCTTGTCGGGCGGAGAGATCAGCGGAAGCGACCAGACGATCTGGTTGCGAAGCATCCTTTCCTGATCCTTGAGCCCCGCCTGATGCGCCGCGGCGCGCTTCCTCAGCAGGCGCTCGAGCACGACCTCCCGGCTCTCGGGCGCGGCGTTGCTCGCCCGCCCCGAAGCCACCGCCTTGGAAAGTTGAAACGACATTTTCTTCATTGGCGACTCCGACTCGAGCCACCCCCGCGCCTCACTCCTAAGTCCGTGCGGGTTAAGCCTTTATTGAGATCGGCCTGCCGGCAAGGCGCCCGGAGGCAGGTCAGGAATTCGCCGCCAACCCGGCTCACCGGAGCGGCTTCACCCGCGTCGCGAGACGCCATTTTCCCGAAAGAAGGACATCATGACAGAAGAAAGTGCGACCAATCCGGCCGAGGGCGAGCACAATGCAGAGGCGATCCTTCCCGAGGCGCAGGAAGTCGATCCGCAGGCCGTCGACAACGAGTCCGGCTCGGGGAGCGCCGAGGGCGATTTGCCCGAGGAGCAGGACGAGATCGAGCACGACGGCCGCAAATATCTGGTGCCCAAGGCGCTGAAGCCGCTGCTGCTGATGCAGGCGGATTATACCAGGAAGACGCAGGAGGTCGCCGAGCAGCGCCGCGCCGTGATGGCCGAGCGCCAGGCTCTGCATCAGACCTCGCAGGCGGAGCTGGACGCCTATGCCCGCGCCACCACGCTCGGGCAGCAGCTCGCCCAATATCAGCAGGTCGATTGGCGGGCCTGGCACGACAGCGACCCGTTCGCCGCCTCGGCCGCGACCAGTGAATATTATATGCTCCGGGACCAGCACAGCCAGGCGATCGGGCAGCTTTCGCAGCTCCACGGACAGCGGACCTCCCTCGCGCAGCAGGATGCTGCCAGGCGCATGGAAGCAGGCCGGGCCGCGCTGGCGAAGGAAATCCCCGGATGGTCCGAGGACCTCAAGGCCAGGCTGATCGGCTTTGCCGCGGGCTACGGCTTCAGTCGCGACGAGCTCGACGACCTCGAAGCCGATCCCCGCGTCGCGAAAGTCCTTCACGCAGCCTTCAGCGGATCGCGCAACGCCGAAACGGCAAGGAAGGTGCAGAACACGCTCGCGGCCCAGCAGGTCCAGCCGGCGGCATCGGTGAAGGCGCGCGGCGCCCCGCCGGCCGGGCTGGACGACCGGCTGAGCGCCGACGAGTGGATGCGCCGACGCAACGCCCAGACCCGCAAATCGCGGGCCTGAGCTTTACCCAACGGATCCGCGCCGTGAGGCGCCGACCCTCCCTCAGATGGAATTTTCACCATGGCAAACACACTGCTCACTCCCACCGCAGTCACAAGGGAAGCCTTGCGTATTCTGCATCAGAAATTGACCTTCATCGGCTCGATCAACCGCCAATATGACGACAGCTTCGCCAGGGAAGGCGCGAAGATCGGCGACACGCTGAAGATCCGGCTGCCCAACCAATATACCGTCACCAGCGGCGCCACCCTGGTCACCCAGGACACGTCCGAGACCTCGGTCTCGCTTCAGGTCGCCACCCAGAAGCATGTCGGCATGAACTTCACCTCCGCCGAATTGACCCTGTCGATGGACGATTTCTCGAAGCGGATCATCGAGCCGGCGATGGCGGTGCTGGCGGCGAACGTCGAAGCCGACGCGCTCGGCACGATGCGCAAGGACGTCTATCAGCAGGCGAACAACACGGCCGCGGCGATCACCTTCGCCAACGTCCTGTCCGGCCGGCGCAAGCTCAACGACGCGCTTGCGCCGCCGGGCGACCGCACCGCGCTGCTGTCGTCCAACGACAGCGCCAATCTGGTCGATGCGCTGAAGGGCCTGTTCCAGGACGACGGGCAGATCGCGAAGCAATATCGCGAGGGCTATATGGGGCGGACCGCGGGCTTCGACTTCGCGGAATCGACCCATTTGTCGACCCAGCTCCGCGGCGCCGGCGACGGTGCCTACGTGGTCAACACCTCGTCCGGAGTCACGTCCGGCTCCGCCACCATCGCGGTCACGGTGGGCACCGGCACGATCAAGCAGGGCGAGGTCATCACCATTGCCGGGATCGACAGCGTCCATCCGGAATCGAAGGTCGATACCGGCGTGCTCCAGCAGTTCGTGGTCACCGCGGATTATGCTGGCGGCGCCGGCAACATCACCGTCTCGCCGGTCCCGGTGACGTCCGGCGCGACCCAGAATGTCGTGATCAATTCGGCCGGCGCCGGCAAGGCCGTGGTGATCGCCGGCACCGCCTCCACCAATTACGGCCAGTCGATGGTCTATCACAAGGACGCGTTCACCTTCGCCACGGCCGATCTGGTCATGCCGAAGGGCGTCGATTGGGGCGCGCGCGAGGTCTATGACGGCATCTCGCTCCGCATCGTCCGCGATTACGACATCAACAACGATCGCCTGCCGACCAGGGTCGATATCCTCTACGGGTACAAGACCCTGCGGCCGTCTCTGGCGTGCCGGCTGGCGAACCTCGCCGGCTAGGTGGGGGAGGGGTTCGCCGCCCCTCCGGCTTCGTTTGGTGCCCGGCGTTGGCGGCAGCGGCATCTCACCTTTGGTGTACCCGCTTCTTCTCACTCGACGGGAGGTTCGCTATGACCTGTCACTTAGAGAGTCGCGGCCACCGCGGCTGCTTGGCTGCGGGGTATCAGATGATCCGAAACATCGAGATTAGGAATTTTCGTTGTTTCGAGAGGCTTACTGTCGAGGATGTAGCCCGCGTCAATGTCATCGTTGGCGATAATGGAAGCGGAAAGACCGCTCTGCTTGAAGCCATATTTCTAGCGCTATGTAATTCTCCGGGCGGCGCGGTGAGAATTCGACAATGGCGGGGGATGGCACCTATGGCCACGGGAACCGCGAATAGGATCGAGGAGGCTCTATGGGGTAGCCTCTTTCGCCATTTCGATTTTGATCGGCCGATATCGGTAACCTTGTCGGGGAGTGGACCGGAGGCGCGTTCGTTCTTTCTTTCTCATGGGCCGCAAAAGGGGCTGATACCGCTGGCGGATGATGCTCCTAAGGCAGGGGGAAACACCACCTTCACGTGGCGGGACAATGAAGGAGTTCTTTATTCGCACGTCCCTGAGTATACGGCTCAGGGGATTGGGTTGGACCCGGTGATAGAGAAGCTCCCTGAATTCCATTTCTACAATGCAGGGTATGCTCCAGGTCCTTCCGAGGTAGCAGATGAATTCACAAAACTGAGCAACAGATTTGGAGAAGAGGCGTTCCTGGAGATTTTCAACCATGAATATCCTTGGATAAAAGGGTTGAGCGTGGGTTCTGTTGCTGGTCAGCCTGCAGTGCACGCAACCGTGGAAGGGTCCCCCGTTAAAATACCTCTTAATGAGACCTCTGGTGCAATTAACAGAATGGTCGCAATCTTACTATCTATTGCTGCTCGTCAAAGATCAGTCGTATTAGTGGATGAAATCGAGAATGGGATCTACCATACCCACCACTTGCCTTTCTGGAGAGCACTTCTAAATGCAAACAAGCTGATGGATAGTCAATTATTTCTCTCTACGCACAACGAAGAATGGCTTAAGGCGCTTGCTGAAGCTGGCGTGGAGTACGAACACGAGATCGCCTTTTGGCGGATGCGTAGAAATGAAGAGGGCGAGCCCTGTATCAATAAGCTCACGATGAGCGATCTCCGAGAGGGGTTGGAGTTCGGCTTGGAGATGAGGTGAGTGGCCGGACTTGATATTAGATTCAACCAGCCTCTGCTATTGTTGGTTGAAGGGGTGGAAGATAAGTTCTTTTTTAAGCGGCTCATAACTGAACGGAATCTGCCCGCATTCAAAATCCTCCACTCCGGCTTAAACGCCCCGAAGGGCGGCAACGGGAAATTTGCGGGCGCACTTTCCGCGTTGAAGACTATCCCAAGCTTTGCGTCAGTTCGCCACATTGTAATCGTGGCGGACAATGATGCTGATCAGAACGCCAGTTTCGCGTTGATCAGAAGCCAACTTGAAGCCCGAGGGCATGAACCACCTTTAGAGCCGTTCATACGTCGGGGGGGGTATCCCTCGATGCAGATTTTAATGCTGCCTCTAATGAATCAGCCAGGCAATCTTGAGACGGTGTGCTTAGACGGTGCGGCTTCTGCAAACGGGATAATTGCTGGGCATGTCGATATGTTTGGCGCCACGACGCACGCTGACGCTTGGCCGCCTCAGCAATACGGCAAAATGTGGTTGCGGTCCTATCTAGCTGCCGCCTGCCAACGTGATCCATTCGTGCCGCTAGGTTCAGTTTTTCAGGATCCGCCCTTTGCGGGCTTAATCGATTTTCAGCACCCATCATTCACGCCGCTCGCTGAGATATTGGAAAGCTACCGCTAGGCGAGCGCGGTAGCGAACTCACAGAGCCCGCCGCCCGGCGATGCGCGGAAGATGGACGCCGTCGCCGATGTTATCGAAATCGACGCTGCTCCATTTTTGACCTATCCTCAGTCGCGCCGATGACGCGATGAGGGGTATGGGACTGGAGTAGTCTGAAATCCATGGGGGTGCCGGCGCCGCGACTTACGCCGCGGCGCCTGACGCTTCCTAGCCTTGCAGCTCGGCGCTGACCCTTCCGCCGCCGGCGGCGAGCTGCCGCATCGTGTGCCGGTGCAGCCACATGTTCATCTCGGCGCTGCCGTCGAGCGGGCCGGTATAGCCGAGCTCCTGCGCCAGCTTTTCGCGGTTCTGCAGGCTCGAATCGAGATCGAGCAGCTTCATCAGGTCGACGATCGAGCTCTTGTAATTGGAGGGCTGGCCCTTCTGCGCGGCGAGGCCGGCGAGCACGGCGTCGACGTCCACCGCCTGGGGCGGGGCTGCCGCCGGCGCGGCCGGAGCGGCGGGCGTGCCCATCTGCGGCATCGCAGCGGGCTGGGCGGCGGCGGGCTGGGCAGGCGCCGCCTGCTGGCTTTGGCCGAAAATGGCGTCCCTGATGGCTCCGAATATGCTCATGATGATCTCCTTCGCCGAGGCCGGGATGGCCCCGCTCGCAGGACGCTCAACGTGCCGCCGGAGTCCTGGTTTCCCCGGACTTCGCGTGATTCGAACGACTTACCCCAATCGCGGCCGGCCCGATCGCCCGCATCTCTCGAAACGGAAGAACCCGCCATGGCTACTTTGAACCAGCTCTATGCGCGCATCGTCCTGGACACGAACCGCGACGATATGGGCTCCGGCGGCGAGCTGGAGCAGGCGAAGATCGATGCGGTCGCCGACGCGATCGAGGGCCATGCGAGCGAGCTGTTCTGGTTCAACCGCGCGAGCGGGACGGCCTCGGCCGTCGCCGGCGTCGCGACCGTCGCGCTCCCCGCCGGCATGCGCATCGCCGAGCTGGTAACGTATCTCGGCGCGGCGCTGCGCAAGGTTCCGCTCGAGAAAATCCGGAAAGCCGAGAACAGCGCGGCGCCGGTCGCCGGGCCGCCATGCCTGTGGGCCGAGGATGGCGCCGCGATCCATCTCTGGCCGATGCCTGACGCGGCCTATGCGCTGGCCGTCGGCGGCATCGCCGATCTCGGCGTGCCCGCGGGCTCGAACGCCTGGACCGTGGAGGGCTACCGGCTGATCCTCGCCGAGGCGAAGAAGATCCTCTGCCGGGGCCCGCTGCGCGATCTGGACGGGCTGGCGCTCGCCGCCGACGAGGCCCGCGAGGCGCTGGCCGGATTGCGGCGCGAGACCCGCCGCCGCGCCGCCGCGCCGCTCGCCGCCGATCTTCCCGCGCCCTCCGGCTTCAACATCCGCGCGGGCTGACCCGCGATGCGCAATTTCTTCGAACCCACCGCATCCCCCGTCTGGCTGCGGCAGGTGCTGAATTCGATCCGCGCCGCTCTGGGCGACATCTGGCCGGCGCCGCTGCGGCTGAAGGATTATGCCGCCGCCGATCTGCCGGCCGCCGCGGATTTCGCCCAGGGCCTCGCCTGGAACGCGACCGTCTCGCGGGTGACCTATTCGGACGGGGCGGGGTGGCAGCAGCTCCAGCCTTTTGACGCCACCTTGGCCGGGCTGGCGGGGCTGGACGCGGCGGCGGGCTTCGTCGTGGAAAGTGCCGCCGATACCTTCGCCAAGCGCTCGCTTGCGGCCCCGGCGGCCGGCCTGACGATCGCCAATCCGGCGGGGGCTGCCGGCAATCCCACCTTCGCCCTCGCCAACGATCTGGCCGCGGTCGAGGGGCTGGCGGGGAGCGGCATCGCGGCGCGGACCGGGACCGATGCCTGGGCGGTGCGGACGATCACCGGCCCGGCCGCCGGCCTTTCGGTCGCGAACGGGAATGGAGCGGCCGGCAACCCGACCTTCGCGCTCGCCAACGATCTCGCGGCCCTGGAGGCGCTGACCGGCACCGGCACCATCTATTACCGCTCCGGCGTCGATAGCTGGAGCGCCGTCGCCATCGGCGGCAATCTCAGCTTCTCGGGCGGCACGCTGAACGGCAATGCGGGGACCGTCACCGCGATCGGCGTCACCACCGCGAACGGCGTCTCGGGATCCTCCTCGGGCGGGGCGACGCCGTCGCTGACCCTGACCTTGGGCGCGATCGCGCCCTCTTCGGTGATGACGGCCACGCTCTACGCGCCCATCGACAGCCGAAACCAGATCATCCTCGGCAACGGCTCCGTCTATATGGAGCTGCACGCGATCAGCGGCTATCTGTTCCAGAACCATAGCGGCGTCCAGGACTGCAAGATCGATACGGGCGGCATCTATCCCGCCTCGTCCACCACCGCCTCGGCGGCGAATCTCTACCAGGCGAGCGACGGCGCGGTCCTGCTGCGCTCGACCTCGTCGGCCCGCTACAAGACGGATGTCCGCGGCCTTTCCGATGCCGAAGCCGATCGGATCCTCGCCCTGAGGCCGGTCAGCTATCGCTCGACCGCCAAAGCGGACGATGGCCGGCGCAAGCATTGGGGCCTGATCGCCGAAGAGGTCGCGGCCGCGCTGAGGCCGCTGGTCCATTTCAATGGGGAAGGCGCGCCCGAGAGCGTCCGGTACGAACGCATCGTCGTCGGCCTGCTCTCGGTCGTCAAACGGTTGGAGGCGCGGGTTTCGGCGCTGGAGGCGGGCTGATTCCGGGGCGGGCCGCCTCCAGCCTGGCGGCGATGTCGTTGGTGTAAACATGCTCGACGACATGGCCGATATGCTGCGAAAGGTCCTGATCGATCTGGATGGGGATGCCGGCGGCGCGGATGCGGCGGCACAGGTGCATGTCCTCGCCGGGCCATTTGTCCTGCGACGGGTCCGCGGCGAACAAGGGCGTGCCGAGCTCCTTCAGCACCGAGGTGCGGATCATCGTGAAGCCCAGTCCGATGAAGTCGACCGGCACGAGGCCGGTCGCGCCCGCGGGGGAATAAACCGGTTTTCCGTTCGCGCCCGCGGTCGGGCAGGGCGGGGTGGAGCGGGTCGGGCAGTTGGCCGCGACCATCGGCAATTCGTGCGCGGCCAGCGCGATCAGCGCGCCATCGGGGAATTTCATGTCGGCATCGATCCACAGGCAATAATCGGCGCCCCATTCGATCGCGGTTTTCGCCAGGAAATTCCGGTTCTGGATCAAATGCCCTTCGGCGATCCGGTAGAGAATTTCGATGTCGGGCCGGTCCCGCGCGGTGCGCAGCAGCATGTTGCCGAGGCTCTGCGTGTAGAGCGCGCGGGGCGAGCCGTGGACCGGGGTCAAAATAGCTGTTTTCATCTCCATTACATAGCACAGACGGAGGCTGCGGATATGACCCTCGTTCCACTTGCTCCGCAGCCTGGACTGAATTCCGACGACACGGCCTTTTCCTCGGCGGGCCGGTATATCGACGGCAACAATGTGCGCTTTTACGAGGGGAAGCCTCAAGTCATTGAGGGCTGGTCAGCGCCCGCGACGATCGCCGCAGGCGGCGGGTGCAATGGCATAGCGGTGCTAAAGGTCGGCAGCTCCTATCGCGCCCTTTATGGCATGACGAGCAAGACTTACGCGAGCTCCGCCGGGAGCCTGACAACCACGATCAGCGACATAACGGCTGTGGGCGTCCCGGCCGGCGGCACGATTACATCTTGGGCGTTCGATGCTTTCGGCGCAGTCGCATTGTTCGTGCCAAGTGGCTCCACGCTCTACAAATATACGGGCGCGGGCGTCGCGACGGAAGTCACGCAGGCGCCGGACGCGATCACGGACATGCTCGTCACGGCCCAGCGCCAGGTTCTCGCATTCGGCTGCAACGAGGAAGTCTCGACAACCTTCAACGGGCTGTGCATCCGCGGCTCCGATCTGGAGGATTACACCAACTGGACGACCAGCGCGACGAACAACGCTTTCGAACATATCCTTGAAGGCTCCGGCTCGATCGTCGCCGCGCGTCGGGTGGGTAGCTATGTCGTGGTTTGGACGCAGGCGAAGGTCTATCTCGGCCAATATATCGGCGACCCCAGCCAGACCTACCGCTTCGACATTATCGACGATGTTGCCGGTCCGACGAGCCGCGACGCGGTCTGCGTGGTCAATGCGTCGGCCTATTGGATGGGAACCGACCTTAGCCTGCATCAATATACGCCGGGGGCGCTGCCCTTCACGATCCCATGCCCCATCCGTAATGAACTCCTGGCGAATTACGATCCAGGCGCGGCTCCATATGACCGGATGGTGGCGCTGCCCGTCTATCTAGAGCTTTGGTTTTTCTACGCTGACACCCGCGACAACGCCTCGTCGGGCTCTCGCTATGTCGCGTATTCGATCGCGGAGAGCGCCCGCGCCGAGCGCCCGGTCTGGTTCCGCGGATCGATGCCGAGAACCGCAATCTGTGTCTCGCCGATCATCAACTCTCTGGATCAGGCCCCGCTCACCTTCCTCGCCGCGAATGACCTCCACATTTTCAAGCACGGTGACACGACGGGCGTTGCCTATGACGGGGGCGGCGTCGCATCTTCGATCAGCCCCTCGATCACCGTGGGGGACATGTATCTCGACAACGCGGCGCGCCGGACAATGATAACCCGGATCATCCCCGATTTCAGCGGGCAGATCGGCGACATTTCCCTCACCGCCTATATGCGCGACAGGCCGCAATCGACTGCGGTGACGATAGGGCCTTACACACTCTCTGTGGGCGCGACGAAGAAGGATTTCAGGGCTTCGGGCATGATCGGGGAGTTCAAGTTCTCCAGTTCGGCCGCGCTATCCGCGTTTCGGTTCGGCAAGCCCTGTCTGGACGTGGTCGCGACGGGCCAGCGATGATCCCCGATTGGGCAGGCTACGTCCGCTTCCGCCCCCAACTCGCGGAGGCGATGGATCCTGCCTTCTACCCCATCGAGCATCTCGACGCCCTGATCCTCTCCGGCCGCGCCCGGCTCTGGGTCGGCGAGCACGCTGCCATCGTTGCCGAGATAAGGGATTATCCCGGCGGCGCGCGAGCCGTGCACGGGCTCGTCGCGGCGGGGCGGATCGAGGAGATCAATGAACAGCTCATCCCCCGGGCCGAGGCGTGGGGGAAGGCGCTGGGCTGCACCTGCGCGATCGTCGAAAGCCGCTCCGGCTGGATGCGCGCCCTCAAAGCCCGTGGCTATGCCCCGCACCAGGTCGCGCTCAGGAAGGAATTGCGGCCTTGATGTTCTAAGACCCCAAAGTGGGCTTTGTGTCGCTTACAAACCGGCGTCGCGGGATTGTCCGCTACGGGTGGAAAGCCGACATGTCTGCGCTAAAAGCCGAGACTAGAGCGATTTCTAGTCGGATGGCATGAGCGGGCCGCCATGCCCCCGGCATGGCTGCGGATGTCCGGGGGACATCCGCACCCGCTCATTCCGACGACTCGGAAATCGCGGCAAGACAACAACCTGGAGCGGTCGATCTGATGCAATCAGATCGCAAACCGCTCTAGGCTGGCCTGGGACCGGACGTAACCTGGAGTCGAGAAATGCTTCCGACCGCTCTCGCAATGTTGCTTGCCGCTGCAAGTCCTGGCTCGCCTTCGTCGGTACCGACCGATTGTGCACAGGCTCCGCCAACGGGTGGCTCGCAGTTGCCGTCGACCATTTCGGCGGTGCGGCTGGCCCAGGAATGGCTCCATGCGATCGACACCGCGGATGACGCGGCTTACCTCCGCTTCATCGAGGATCGTGGCCCCGTGCTGCTTGGGCCTCGAGAGCGGTGGCTGGAATTGAGGAGCAATCTGCGCGGCCTTCAGCTCTGCGGCGTCAAATCCGCCGATCCGGGCAGCGTGGACCTGTGGATGTTCGATCCGAACTTCGATTCCTACGCCACCGCGCAATTCAGATTGGGCGCAACCGCCGCCGACAGGATCGAATTCGTCTTCCTTCGCATGACCGATGAGGTTCCGCCCGGCTTCGCCAGACCGCCGAAGCTCGCGCCACCCATGCTGATCCAGGCTGTCCAGGCGCGGCTGGCGAGCAGGGTGGCAAGCGATCGGTTTTCGGGGGCCGTCCTGTTGGCGCGAAGGGGGCGTGTGCTCTTCCAGAGAGCTTATGGTCTGGCGGATCGCGAGAACCCCAGGCCGAACGCCCTCGACACTCAGTTTCGGTTCGGTTCGATGGGCAAGATGTTCACGGCCGTCGCGATCATGCAGTTGGCCCAGGATGGCCGGCTCGACCTGGCGGCGCCCATCGGACGCTATCTGCCCGATTACCCGAACCGGGACGTCGCAGCCAGGGTGACGATCGCCCACCTTCTCTCCCACAGCGGCGGAACGGGAGACATATTCGGGCCCGAACGCGATGCGCACAGGGCGTCGCTGCGCAGCTTGAGGGATTATGTGGAGCTGTTTGGCCCGCGTCCTTTGGATTTCACCCCCGGAAGCCGCTCCGAATACAGCAACTACGGCTTCATCCTGCTTGGACGGATCGTGGAAGAAGTATCCGGGCTCAGCTACGACGATTATATTCGGCGGAATATCTTCGATCCGGCGGGCATGGCCTCCACCGGAAACCTGCCGGAGAGCATCGTTCTGCCGCGCCGGGCCATCGGCTATATGGGGTCCGGACCTCGGCTCAGGCGGGCCGATGAGACGCTTCCACTCGGCGGCACGTCTGCTGGGGGCGGCTACTCGACAGTCGGCGACTTCTACAGGTTCGTCAACGGCCTGACGTCCCATCGGCTGTTGCGGAGCGACACGCTCCAGAGGCTTGTCGACGGCGGGATAAGAACGGATGACGGGCAGTTCGCCCACTTCGATTTCGGTGGGTCGATGGAGGGAACCGGCCGTTACATCGGACATACTGGCGACGCTCCCGGCCAGTGCGGCGCGCTATACTATTTCCCGGGCAGTGGCTTCACCGTGATCGTCCTCTCCAACCGGGATCCTGGCACCGCCGAGAGCATCGCGCTGTTCGCCGCGCATCGACTGCCTGCCAACTGACGGCTCGAAGCACGCCCTTAGAGCGGCTTGCGATCCGATTGATCGAATCGAACGATCGCGTTCTCGACGCTTTCTGACGGCGGCGGCGACTCCGTCTCCAGGCGCTCAGGAAGGAGTTCCGCCCTGGCACCCCGCCGTCCAGCGACGATCGCATCCACAGGAAACACGGACTCTTACCTCGACCTGCGGACGCTCAGGACTCTTTCGACCAGCACCGTGCTGGCGCCGTCCCCAAGATACCGGCGCTCGTGTTGGTGAACGCTTATTCGGCCCACTATTCGGACGGTGAAGCTCCCCCGGGGCGGCTCCGATCTTCTCGAGCGATCGGCCCGTCGAGCCCCCGCGTCCAGTTGCTCACAGCTTCGCCCGACGCACTGCACCGAAGCTCCGTCTCTGGAGGGAAGGAGGTTTGCTCCATCGCTCCGGCACTGCTCGAACCTGCTGTTCTCGAAGTTTGTGAACCATGTGCACGTGAGCGTCATCCGAGGCCCGAAGGCCACGCCTTCCGCGGTCACACCGCCGGCTCGGTCGGGAGGCTCCAGGACCAGGGCAAGCGCAGCCAGTTGCCACATGACCTCAATCTACTGCTGATCCCATCGTCCGCAATGGGCGGAAAGCGGACACTGACCCATTCGCCCGCGGCGCCGACATTAAACACCTTGTTTAAACTTCAAGTTTTGTTTAAACCACCGTGGTGACCCCAACCTCGGAGACAGACCATGGCTATGCCGCGACATGAAGGCAGCCCAATCAAGCACTTCCGGAAGCTTGCCGGCCTCAGCAAGTCTGATCTGGCCCGGAGAGTGGGTGTAAGCCCGACTGCCGTGAACAATTGGGAGGAGCATGGCGTCAGGCCCCGACTGGAAGTCCTGTTGAAGCTGGAGAAGGCACTTGAAGTCAGTTGGATGCAGCTCAACGGTAGGCCGCAACCCCCGTCCGCCGAAGTCGCTCGTTCCCCGGATCAGCCCCAATTAAGCCGAGGCGAGCGTTTGGATCAGTTTCGGCACCAGATCGCCGCTCTGTTTGAGGTGTCTCCTCAGCAAGTTGAGATCGTGGTCAGAACGTAGGGATTTCGAGGGCGACTGTTGCCCTGTCGCCGCCCAGAAAACGATCGGAGGTACGGGCGCTGCGGCCCCGATGATCGTGGGCCGCCGCTTTGATCGCGCTCATCCTGGTTACCGTACCCGAAGCGGGAATGTCCGCAATGGGTCGTTCCCAGACCTTCGACGCAAGGCGTGAACAGATAATCCGGCACCGGCTTTTGCCCGCCCTCCGAACCCGGTCGGGCTCCGGCCGCTCCATTCCAACAATCACCGGAAGCAAGGCGGCCCCCGGGTCCGCCTTTTTCATGAAGGAAACCCCATGGGCTTGCCCCCCCGCGGATCCTCGTCCGGATCACCCGCGCCGCGGATGCTCTGCAATGGACCGCCGAGGCTGCCGCAAACGGCCGCCGCAATGCTGCCATGGTCTCCCGCCAACCAGTGATCCTATGACCGTCATCAGGCACGCATCGTTTCCCGACGATACAGCCTCGGTGCTCGGCATCTGGCGAGAGTTTATCGCGAATTCCCCGGTGAATCTTGATTTTCAGGGAAACCACGCCGAGTTCGAGAACTTGCCCGGCAAATACGCACCGCCTCCCGGGTGCGTCCTGCTCGCCGATCGGGGCGGCTTCATCCAGGGCTGCGTCGCATTTCGAAAGGTCAGTATCGAAATATGTGAAATGAAACGACTTTATGTCCGGCCGGGCGCGCGTGGCCACCATCTCGGTCGTGCCCTCGTCGGCCGATTGATCGCTGAGGCGCGAACCGTCGGCTACCGCGAGATGAGGCTGGACGTGATGGAGAGCTCCGTCTCCGCACGGAAACTATATGAGGCGATGGGTTTCGTTGCAGCCGATCCGGTTTCATTCAATCCGGTTCCCGGCGCGTCGTTTCTGGGTCTGCACCTGTAGCCGATTCGACGCGGCGATTGTTCAGCCGCTTCACGCCTCGTTGGGAGGAGCGATCTGGCGGCGATGGGCCGTCGCGATCAGTCTCCCCGGGCCTCACGGATGAAATCCATCCGTGAAATCGCATCTCCCGACAAGGTGTAAATCAGCCCGGCCTCATAGGCCGGCGACCCGTCTCCCCGGTCGATACGTTCGTGCGTGATCTGCCGCAGGCCAAGGTCTATGCGGCCGAGGAGAGCGACCTTCGCGGCGGGAAAGGCTTCGAACATGCCGCCGACATAGTCTCTGATTTGGTTCCTTCCCTGTGCGGCGGCCCGATCCGGAAATTCGTAGATCGCCCCATCCTCGGCGAAGGTCGCGGAAAACGCCGCAGGATCGTGAGCATTGAAGGCTGAAACCGCCCGCTCGACCAACTCGGCACCACCCATCGCGGATTCCCCCTCACCACGTTCGCACCACAGCTGATGCGCTGGAAGCCTCGCGTCCGCAACGGGTGGAAAGCGGACGCTGCATTCGTCTACCCTCCCTCGGCATTTGGGGGGAACGCGCCATGTCGCTCGAACAGCTATCCTATCTGTCACAGATCGTCGCAAGTGTGGGCGTCATCCTCTCCCTGGTCTTCGTCGGCTTGCAGATCCGGCAGCAGACTGCGGAGCTGCAACGCAATGAGCACAACAGCACGATGGCGCAGTGGACCGCGGTCCGCATGACGATCACCCAGCACCGCGACATCGCCGAGCTGATGACCGAGGGCCTTTCCGGGAAGAGGGCGCTTGACACCCCCGACCGGCTGCGGCTCGACATGATGCTCAACGAATATGCCTGGGCGAGCTTCCATATCTGGGACCGGACGCAGCGCGGCGTGTTTCCGCCGGGCACCTTCGAATTCTCCTGCGCCCAGTTCGTTGTCCTCCTGCGCACGCCTTATGGCGCCGAGTGGTGGAAGAGTGCTCCTTCAGCCGGCCTGATCCCGCCCTTCGTCGCCGACGTCGACGCGATGATGGCAGGAGCTGGATAGCCGTGGGAGCACAGTCGGCCGTTCCGCGCGCTTATGTCCGCAATGGGTCGAAAGCTGCCGGTCCGGTAGGGGTGGAAAGCCGCCGCGGGATTATCGAAGGTTTTGATCGTTCACCGGCAGGATGGACCGGTAGGCTTGAACGGCAGTATAATATTCCGGGCGCGCAGTGAGCAGGTTTGATTGCGGGCCTTGCGGCCTAGTCGCCTGCAGGAACATCAGCACCGTCCCGGATGGCGCCATTCCCTCAACGCTGGACTCGCTAATGCCCATCGGCCTGAGCAAAAGGTATCGAATGCCGAACGTCGCCGGCGACCCCTTAAGGACGACGTCGGCCTGGATCTCTGCGCAGGGCTCCGATTGCCGTTCGATCACGCAGGCTGTGGGCTCGCCGAGCCTTCCGACCAGGGCCAGGTCCGCCGCGATCAGTTGGCTCTGCAGGGACATTTGGGGAATGAAGTTCGCGCGGGATGGCGTCGCACAAATGGTCGCCAACATGGCAACGCCGACGAGAGTGGAGACCTTCATATGGACGCCCTTTGACCGCCAATTGAGGCTAAGACTGGCAGACGCCCGGAAAGTCCGCAATGGGTCGGCAGCTGCCGGTACGCTTTGGGTGGAAAGCGGACCGGCCGCTTACGGGTGATTAGCGCTTACGGGTGATTGGCTGGGTGATTGCCTCGGCCTGGAAAGCGATCGATGCTCGGGGTCGCCGGCGTCTGACGTCGTCTGCTATTGAAGAGGAAAGCGATCGCGGAACGGAATGGCTACGGCGCATCTTGTGTTCGGCTTCCTAGGATCGGGAAAGACGACGCTGGCCAGGAGGCTTGAGCGTCAACATAGCGCTGTTCGCTTCACGCCTGATGAGTGGATGGCGCGCCTGTTTGGCGAAGACCCGCCCGCAGACACGTTTCAGGACAGGGCAGCTTCTATCCTCGATATCATGCAGCCTCTTTGGGTTCGCTGCCTGGCGCTGGGTCTCGACGTTGTGCTCGACTACGGTTTCTGGTCTCGGGCTGAACGGGATCGCGTGCGGGTCGTGGTGGGCGCTATCGGCGCTACCCCCCTATTGTGGTCCGTGAGCTGTACCGACGACGAGGCCCTGAAGCGCATCGCGCTAAGAAACGAGGCTGCTCACCGAAGCCTTTATATCGCTCCTGCCACCTTCGAGCTGCTCAAGGCACGGTTTGAACCTCTTGATCTGGACGAGCCGCATTCGGTAGCCTGAGAGATTGGGCGACTGCCGGCGCAGGCGAGCGCGGCACGGATCATGGTCGTCCTCATGAACTTCTCTCGCATTTGGTCAGTAGGAAGTGAGGTTGCCGGCGCTGGCCTGGTCGGAGATCGCGTCGATTGCGATCGTGCCGCCGGCCGCGCTTGGGCGGGCGCCCCCACGGTTGGGGATGGTGAAGGTGAGCGTTAGGCCCTCTCCGGCATGGTCGCGGCGATAAGGCGCGGTCCGCGAGAAGCGGCCGGCCGGCCCCAGATCGACGACGACCTGGATGACCGGCGCGCCGCGCCTCGCGGCGTCGACTTGGCCGTCGCCGTTCAAGTCGCCGACGGCGATTCCGGCACGGGGCGAGGTTTGATGCCCGGAACTGGGTAAGCTGCGGGCGCCACCGGGGGGAGGCACCGCTCCGCCATGCGGCCTGTTGCCAGGCGATCCGCCGCGCTCGGCAGGGGCGTCCCACTCGCGGCCCATTTCGTCTTTGATGTTCGACCTCCGCGGCGCCGCGAGCCTCTCCATCGCCGCCGCCAGGCTCGCGCTCCGAATGGTAAGAGTGTAGTTGCCGGGTACGAGCCGCTCGAGCCTGGCCCGTCCGCTGCCGTCGGTGTGGACGATGAGATCCCCTCCGGGATTCTTCCTCACGATGATGTCGACGCCGGGAATGGGTTCGCCGGCCATCGCCGCCGTGCCCGCCAGCGCGAGGGCGACGCAGGCGAGCATCGTGCGAGCGAATGTGAATGTCATTGCGGTCTCCTGAACCGTTCCGTTCTCACCGCCGCGCGCGCGAAGTCAACAGGGCGCGTCTGGTCCGTTCGGACCAGGCGGGACGCCGGCGCTGCGAAGGCGAAGCCGCCGCCCGATGGCATCGACAAGTACCGCGCTCGCAAGTCCGGCTGCGATGGATGCCGGTTGCGGGAGCGTTGCCGGCCAGGCGATGCGGGCCGCCAGGTGCTGCGCTCAATCACGAAGGCGCCCGCGATCTGGCCCCGCAATGGGTCGTCTCCACACATTCGACGCAAGGCGTGAACAATTAGGACGGATCGACATTCAGCGACCTAAAGCCCTCTCCCCAGGGGGGAGAGGGTTAGGTGAGGGGGTTCTGAGTTCGAGATTCAGTACCGAAGGCCGAGCCCCCTCACCCCGCCGGGGAGAGGGGATGCTCAGCGACCTTTGAATGTCGATACGCTCTAGCCCGGCACGGGCCATTGCCCGCCTTCCAAAGCCGGTCGGGTTCCTGCCGTTCCGATTCCAAACCATCACCAGCAGCAGGGCGGCCCACGGGCCGCTTTTTTCATGAAGGAAAGCCAATGGGCCTCAGCTCCTCCAGGACCAAGACCACGTCCAACACCTCGCAGAACAGCAACCAGACCGAGACCGGCACGACGACGCCGGTCACGCCCGATTGGTTGACCAATGCCGCGCAGGATTATGTCGGCCGGATCGGCGCGTTCGGCGACATGGATCCGAACGGCTCCGTCGCCCCCGCCGCTCCGCTGCAGCAAATGGCCTGGCAGAATGCCGGCAGCCTCGGCGATTGGCGCGGACAGACCGCCGCGGCTTCGCAACTGGCCCAGCAGGCCGGGAGCCGGGGGCCGAACCTTGCCGGGGCGATGGGAGGCCTTGCCCCGGGCATGGGCCTCGCCCCGCCACCGCAATTGAGCGCCGCCGGGGCGCGGATGCCGACGGGCGACAAGGCGCTGCCCGCCCATAGCGGCAACATGCCGCTGCCCGCCGGCCAGCCTCGAGCCGGCGCCCAGCCCGAAAGCATGTTCGGCGGCGCGACCCAGCCCGGCCCGGCCTATCGGCAGACCGCCTTCGGCTACGACGCGCCCCGACTCGGCGGGCCCCATCTGGTCGGCGGGCAGGGCTATTCGGCGCCGCAGCTCGGCCAGGCCGGAGCCTATGCCGCCGCGCGGACCGGGGCGCCGATCGGCGCGGCGACGCAGGCCTATGCCCCGGCGGACATCGCCGCGGCCCAGGTCGCGCGGACTCCGGGCGCCACGGCGTCCCACGCCGATCCGGCCACCATGCTCACCGATCTGAACGCCTATCAGAACCCGTGGCAGGATCAGGTCGTCAATGCCGCCATGGCCGATTACGACAACCATGCCGCGCAGCAGCGGGCCGCGCTCGAGGCGCAGGGCGCCCGCAACGGCGCCTTCGGCGGCTCCCGCTTCGGCATCGCCCAGGGCCAGATGGAGGGCGATCTCGCTCGCGGCCGCGCCACGCTGGAGAGCGGCCTCCTCAGCCAGGGCTTCGGCACCGCCGCCGGCCTCTCGCAATCCGATGCCGCCAACCGGCAGCAGGCGAGCCAGTTCAACGCGCAGAACGAGACCGGCGTCAGCCTCGCCAATTCCGGGCAGGATTATCAGCGCGCGCTTGCCGATGCCGGGTTCGGGCAGCAGGCGGGCCTCGATTTTGCCGGCCGGGCCGACGCCGCCGGCCAGTTCGGCAGCGGGGCCTTCAATGCCTCCCGGCTTCAATCGGCCGACGCCGCCAACCGGGCGGCCCTCGATTTTGCCGGACGCGCGGACACCGCCGCGCAATTCGGGCTGGGGCAGCAGCAGCAGCGGGATCTCGCGCAGGCAGGCTTTGCCGACACCGCGGCGCGCTACGGCGCCGATTCGGCGATGCAGGCCGCGCTGGCGAACCAGAATATATCCGGCCAATACGGCCTGGCGCAGGGCCAGCTCGACGCCGGCGCCGCCCAGTTCAACGTCGCGAACCGCACCGCCGTTTCGGGAGCGAACGCGGCGGCGAACAACGCGATGTCGCAGTTCAACGCCGGCCAGGCCGACAATGCCGCCAATCGCGCGCTTCAGGCGGCGGGCATGATCGGCGGTCTCGCCAACGATTATGGCGCCGGCACCCGCGCCGATCTCGCCACCATGGCGCAGCTCGGCGATCAGCAAAGGGCGATCGAGCAGGCCTATGCGATGGCGGGGCCGGCCCAGCTCCAGCTCATGGGCCAGCTCAGCGGCATGACCCCCTACGACATCCTCGTCGGGCGGCAGGTGAACGGCAACACGACCGGGCAGACGACGGGGACGGGCACGCAGATTTCGAGCCAGACGCCGAGCCTGTTCAGCACGCTTCTGCAGGCCGGCCAGGCCGCCGCGGCGTTCATGTAGGAGGCGTCAATGGGTTTTCTCAGCAACACCGGCAGCCTGTTCGGCGAGCTGTTCGGCGGGTCCGTCCATCCCCTCATGCCCGAGAAATTCCCGACCGGGAAAGACGAGAAGCCGAAGGGCAATCATGTCGTGACCTCGATCCTCTCGGCCCTCCAGGGGCTGGGCGGCGGCGGCCCGCCGCCACTGCCGCCCCCGCCCGACTGGATGCCGATGCCGCCGCCGTCTGCGGCGATGACGGACCTGCGCAACGCGCCACGCCTCGCCCGGCGCCCGCTCATGCCGGCGCCGGATTGGATGCAACCTTATCTTTGGGGAGTTCGATAAATGTCTTCTTTTCTTTCCGGCATCGGCCGCGCGCTCCGCGCGCCCGGCTTTGGCGACCGGCTGCAGGCGGCGCTCGCCGCGGCCGGCGGCGACACCGGCGCGATCCCGCGGTTGCGCGCGCTGCAACTGCAGCAGGCCCTATTGCAGCGCCAGAACGACGCCCGCGACGCGCAGGTGATCGGCGCCAAGAATATGGGCTTCAGCAATGACGAGATCGGGGCGATGAATGAGCAGGATCTATCTTGGGCGGCGCGGCAGCGTATCGCCGACCGGATGTTCGGCGATGAGGGCGCGCCCGGAGGGGAGGGCGACGGCGGCGGAGCGCCGCCCGCGGACGCCGCGTCACAGCCGGCACCGGGCTTCGCGCCCCCGCCGGGGGCGCCTCCGCCCCGCGCCGTGTTCACCTCGGCGTCGCTCGGTCCCCCTCGCGCGCCCGGTTTCACTGAAAGCGCGGCTTCGGCCGGCGGCATTCCACGTGCCCACTCCCATGCCCAGGCCGCCTCGCTCCCGCGCGGCGCCTTTTTCTTCGCCCCCGACGGCTCGATCAGAAGGAACATGTAATGCCTCAGAATTGGTGGGAAATGTTCCCCGAAGTGCAGCCCTCGCCCGCAGCCCGTCAGCGGCCGTTGCCCGGGCCGGGCGGAGTATTACCCGGCGCCGGCATGGCACCGCAGGCGCACTTGCCGAACGCAGCGATCGACCCGTTTCAGGGGCCGCCTAGCGCCTTCAACCCCAGTTATTTTGCCGGGCGCCCGGATTTGGACCGAACTGCGGTTGAGGCGCCGTTAGCGGACAGTGGCGGTGCGCCGGTTATTGGCCGCAGCGCCGCAATTCAACAGGCGGCGGCCGCGATTCGGAGCGGCGCCGATCCGAAGGCGGTTCGTGCGCGGCTGAGTCAGGTGGGATTGGGCGACCCGGGTTTCGAGCCCCCGGACCCCTTTTTCGATCTCATGCCTGTCGATCGCCAAGTGCCGGGAATAATGAACCCGTCCGAAGTGGCGCAACATGGGATGCTCGCGGCTGACCAGCCGCCATTCGGTTCGAACAGTCTCGCCGGTAGCACTTTTGCGCAGATGCCGGTCTCGCGAGATGCCGGCAATTCGAAACTACCGCAGGTGCTCGTGAGGCCCGACGGAGCGAGCCCTGATCGAACCGGCATGTTCACACGGGCCCAATCGGGGCCCGACGCAAGATTCTATCCCATAGCCTATACGCAAGACCATCGCGACACCCTGCCTCCCTACAAGCTTGGAGGCGGGCTCAACGGCGACGGGCACAGCCCCGGGACCCCATTATCGGATGCACAGATGAGGCAGCGCGCAGATGAACTCGCCGCCGAGATACGGCCGGTCCTGGACTCGTTTCCGCACAACGTCCGCGCAGAGCCCCTACCGCCCGATCACCCACTTCCCAACCGCCAAAATCAGGGCGATGACCCGATTGTGGTTACGGGTCCGAGACTGGCCGACAGGCGCGCGATGCGCCAGCCGGATAGAAGCAGCACGCTCAGCCCTGATCTCGAAGGACTCGCGGAAGCGCTTTCTCTAGGGGAAGGTAACTACGAATCCTATAATACCGGCACACGTGGGGTCCCGCACGGCCGGGTTGGTCATTCCTATCTGACCCCCCCCCGCGGCACCGTGACAGGAAGAACCATTAACGAGGTTTTGCGCACATCATCACTGCCTGGAACGGACACCCGCCGCCTGTTCGCCGTGGGGCGGTATCAAATAACGCGAAATACTTTGAGAGACGCAGTATCCGCAATGCATTTGACCGGCAATGAGCGCCTTACCCCCGAGTTGCAGGACCGTATTTTCGCGGAATATCTGGTTCAACGTCGCGCCCCTTTGGCTAGATTCATATTCCATGGGACCGGGTCAGTCGATGATGCGCAATACGCGGCTGCGCAGGAATGGGCCTCTGTCGCTGTTCCCCAAAACTACCGAACCAGACACGGACGGCTTTCCGATGGCGGAACGACCTTCTACGATGGGGGGCCCGCAAATAGAGCTAGTTCTAGGGCAACTGGCGCCGTAAGGCGCTACCTGATGAATTTGCACAGGTGAAGGCAATCTGCACATGAACAAGCTCTTCCTGGCTCTAAGTGCCCTCTTTCTTGGTGGTCTGGCGCAACCGTCTCCCCCGTACATGCTGAAGGCTGCGGTTCCGCATCGCAGACCGTTGAGGCTGGAGGGGATGGACTATGTTCCTGCCCGCAGGATCATCCTGAGTTACGGCTGGGAGCCTGTGAACGGGCCGTGCGAGGCAATAGCGGAGAGTGAATGTGCAAGCTTTCCTGAAATTCAGACCTGTTCCGGCGTTTGGCCGGCTCCTTGTGGTATGGTCTTTAGAAGGGGCAATCGGTGTTTGTACCTCGGAACTAGGGGAGGTCAGCCGGAAGCAGGGCAGGAGGAAAGCGATACGCACGTGACAGATGTCACTTTTCGTCCCAGCCCATGCGTGAAATGGTAGCCAGCCTCAGCTTCAGGGGCGAGCTCCCCGGCACGCTGACCAATGTGCCACCCGCGGCACTGGGAACTCGGGGAAACTACGCGGACACGTTCGGCATCTTCCATGAACGACTTCGCGCCCTCGCGCCTTCGCTTGAACCAGCCTGATTGATGCTTCCCCGACGCCGCGCGGCGCCGGAAAATTTCCCAAGGAGATTGAACATGCCCAGCCCCCTTCGCCGGGGGCGCTCGTGATGGAGAGCGCCCCCGAAGATGCGGCCGCGCGCCGCTTCACCTTGAGCCCGGCCTGGATCGCGCTCGGGTTCAGCCTGTTCGGCGCCTTCTGGCAGGTTGGCGTGACCAGCCAGCGCGTCGCCGAAAATGCCCGCCGGGTCGAATTGCTCGAGGCGGCCGATCGCCAGCGCGGCGACGCGCTCGGCCGGATCGACGCCCGCACGGCGCGGATCGAGGCGACGCTCGATATCATGCGCGGCACCAGCCAGCGCGCGCTTTCCGAGCCGCTCCCTTCCGCGGAATGA